ATATAAAGTTCACGAACATAGATTTAAAGCACCTGGTGCTGCCCCAATGGGTTACGAAGCACTAAAACAAAACTGTGTTAAAGAATACAACTATATCTATTCTGGTAAGAACGTTGATATTTTAAACTTTAATATTAAGTTACAAACTTCTATGTTTACAACAGCATATTCAGATCGAAATGCGTTAGCAGGATCAGTGTACGGTGCAGGTAATGGTGCGGCTACTGAGCCAAACTCACAACCGACAAGTTCTGAAGCTAACAAAACATCATCTGATAAAGGTATGCCAGTTGCACCTGTCGGTTACATAAACGATATAGAAACGTCGGCGGCGGACCAAATGACGATTATAGAAGTTTAATTGCTAAGAACTTTCAAGAAGCATTATTAAACAGTTCAGCAGATATGTTAACTATCGAAATGGAAATTATGGGCGATCCATATTTTATTGCAGATAGCGGTATGGGCAATTTTAGTGATCAACCGGCTTCGTTTAATTTAACAAAGAACGGTGCAATGAATTACCAGTCTGGTGAAGTTGATATTATTATTAATTTTAAAACTCCAGTTGACTATAATTCGAAAGGTGTTTTAGACTTCTCAGAAGGAGTAACAGCATCGGGCTTTAGTGGACTATATAATGTGCAAGAAGTTTCAAATTCATTTAGAGGCGGCAAATTTGTACAAGTGCTAAAGGCAATTAGACGACCTGTACAAGAACCTGGCGAGAATAAAGAAGCTGAGAAGAAAGTTGAACCAGCTAAAGAAGCGGCAAAAGAAAATCCGCCAACTCCGGTAGAAGAAAAGCCAACACCGCCAAAGAATTTAACTTTTGCACAGGCATTTGCTGCCGCTCGAAAACAAGCAGGCAACAGCGCAGGAAGATTTACATGGACAAATCCAAAAACAGGAGTTACCGGAGTGTATCATACAGGTTACAAGAACGAAAGAGTATTGCCGTCTAATGACGAAGGTAAGTCGGTTACTACTACACCGGGTACTGCACCTAAGAAAGCAATCGACTCTAAGACTTCAGGAACACGTGGAACTCAAGTAGAGTTTACACAAGGTACAAATACAAAAGTACCAGGAAAAGATTAATATGCCATACGAAACGCGAACGCCCGAAAATCAATCAGCAGACTTTAACTCTGGTCCGTATCTTGCACGAGTAATTAGTAATATTGATCCTAAGTATATGGGAACATTACAAGTACAATTACTTAGAGATGTAGGTAACATTCCTGAAAGTGAAGGCAGCTTATTTCAAGTAAAATATCTTAGCCCGTTTTACGGAGTTACAAACTTAGACCATGTAGGTAAAAATAATACATTTGGCGATACACAAAAGTCTTATGGTATGTGGATGGTTCCGCCTGACGTTGGTGTAATGGTATTAGTAATATTTGTTGAAGGTGATCCTAAACAAGGATACTGGATAGGTTGTGTACAAGACGAGTTTATGAACTTTATGGTACCGGGCCTTGCGGCAACAGAAATTAATACAGAAAATCCACCAGGCAAAAAGCCAGTAGGGGAGTTTAACAAGAAACTTAATACCTTAGAGCAAGACGATCCAACACAAGTTAAAAAGCCAGTACATCCATTTGCCGCTGTACTAACTAAGCAAGGACTACTAACAGACGAACATAGAGGGATTACTACAAGTTCGGCTCGTAGAGAAAGTCCAAGTAACGTATTTGGTATCAGCACACCAGGACCGATTGATAGAAGTTCTGGTGCTCCACGCGGTAATATTGGAACAAAAGAAAATAAAATTGGCGGTGCGTTTGTAAGTCGCAAAGGCGGTACAACACTTGTGATGGATGACGGTGATGATAACTTCCTGCGTAAGACACATGCAAGCGAAGGTCCTCCTGCGTATGCATCTGTTGAAAACGGCGAGAAAGGCGGCAACACAGATATTCCGCATAATGAATTATTCCGTATTAGAACAAGAACAGGACATCAAATACTTTTACACAATAGCGAAGATTTAATCTATATCGGCAATGCAAGAGGAACTACGTGGATAGAATTAACCAGCAACGGTAAGATTGACATTTACGCTGAGGATAGTGTAAGTATTCATACTAAAGCTGACCTTAATATCACTGCTGATAACAATATTAATTTGACAGCTAAGAACGATGTAAACATTAAAGCTGGAAATAACTTTAATGCTAAAGCCGGTGCCGATTATAATATTAAAGCTGGTGCTGACGGCAAACTAACAGTTGGCGGCCAAAGCAATATTAAAGCTGGCGGCAATCATGTTGAAACAGCCGCACAAATTCATATGAACGGCCCCGGCGCAGATGCTGCCGCAGATGCTATAGATGCACCCCGTGTACCGGAACACGAACCATGGGCAGGACACGAAAATCTACACGGAAAAACAGCATCAAAGATGTTAGATACATTTAAGAAAATAGGCAAATAAATAATACTATGGCAAATATAATTAGTGGTAAAAATGTAATTCCTTCCTATCAGACAGCTGAGCCTGTTCCTACGGGTCGTGCTTATAGAGGTATTAGCACAGTTGCTGACCCAAAAGGTAGCTATACATTATACGATCTAAGCCTAATCAAACAAGATATTATAAATCATTTGCATATTCGCCAAGGCGAAAAACTTGAAAATCCTGAGTTTGGTTGCATTATTTGGGACTTGTTATTTGATCCTCTTACTGAAGATCTTAAAGAACTAATAGCTGAAAATGTTACAGAAATTATGAACTATGACCCACGAGTCAACGTAGATAGTTTAATTGTAAGCCAATACGAAAGCGGTATACAAGTAGAATGTGAGCTAACATATAAGCCTTACAACATCTCCGAAGCATTAAAGTTTCGGTTCGATCAAGACAATAATATTTTAAGCTAATTTAATCTACGCACTTTTTAAACTCGATAAATACATTATCGAGGGCAAACTATGTCAAGTGTAGATAGACAAAATAGACTAATAGCGGCAGAAGACTGGACAACTATATACCAGAGCTTTAAGAACGCCGATTTCAAATCATACGATTTCGACAACTTACGTCGAACAATGATCACGTACTTACGTGAAAATTATCCAGAAGATTTTAACGATTATATTGAATCAAGTGAGTACTTAGCTCTTATTGATTTAATATCTTTCTTGGGACAAAACTTAGCTTTCCGCTTTGATTTAAATGCCCGTGATAACTTCCTTGAATTAGCAGAACGTAGAGAAAGTGTTCTACGTTTAGCACGTCTACTATCTTACAACCCTAAGCGTACACAACCAGCCAATGGCTTGTTAAAATTTACTTCTGTATCTACAACAGAAAATGTTATTGATAGTAACGGTCGTAACTTATCAGGACAAACTATTGTATGGAACGATAGTGCTAACTTAAACTGGTACGAACAGTTTATTAAAGTAATTAATGCCGCATTACCAGAAACAAGTCAGTTTGGTAAACCTGCTGATTCTGCTACAATTAGCGGAGTTCCTACAGAGCAATATAGATTTAATGCTTCTAATACTGAAGTGCCTATTTACGGATTTAGTAAAAACATTGATGGTCGAAACATGGACTTTGAAGTAGTTTCTACTGTGTTTACTGGATCAGATAAAGTTTACGAAGAAGAACCGTTTCCAACAAATAGTTTAGCATTTCTACACAGAGATGACGGCGGCGGCCCATCAAGTTCTAACACTGGCTTTTTCTTGCACTTCCGTCAAGGAACTTTACAAGAGTCTACATTTACGATTGACAGACCAAGCACAAGCGAAACAGTTGATATTGAATCTCCTAATGTTAATAACACTGACGTATGGTTATACGGTTTAAATTCGATTGGATTTGAAGATACATTATGGGTTAAAGTTGATGCAGTTGAAGGCAACAACATTATCTATAATAGTGTTAATAAAAATATTAGAAACATTTATAGCGTACTAACACGTTCGCTTGATCGTATTCGTTTAGTATTTGCTGACGGTACATTTGGTAACTTACCACAAGGTAATTTTAAAGTCTATTACAGAATTAGTAATGGATTGCAATATGCTATCAATCCTGCTGACATTAAGAATGTTACTATTGACATTCCTTATATCAGTAAAGCAGGTAAGCGTGAAATTTTAACAGTTGCGTTAGGTCTAAAGTATACAGTTACTAATGCTACTAACGCTGAAACATCAGAGTCAATTAAAACTAATGCACCAGCAACATACTATACACAGAATCGCATGATTACAGGGGAAGACTATAATGTCTTTCCTTTAAGCATCAATCAAGAGATAGTTAAAATTAAATCTATCAACAGAGTAAGCTCTGGCATTAGCCGCTACTTTGATTTAAAAGACTCAACAGGCAAGTATAGTACTACAAACTTATTTGCAACAGATGGTGTTATCTACAAAGAACCAACGAACGATGTGTTTACATTTAGTGTAAGCACACGATCAGACATTGAAAGTGTTATTCGTAATCAAGTAGAACCATTATTGTATTCAAGAAAAGTTAAAGACTTTTATATTGATCGTTTTCCAAGCGTAAACCAAGGTCCAAACTTTAGCGCATTTTATCAGAAGACAAGTGCAGTAAACTTATCAACAGGATATATTGGTGATCCAGATAATGCGGCAACTAAGAAAGTTGGCGCATACACTTCGTCAAACTTGCGATATATTGTTCCTGGCGCATTAGTTAAGTTTATTCCGCCAACAGGACAAATATTCAACGGAGATAATGAGCTAATTGATTTAGCCAACGCAGATAAAAATTCTAAGACTTATATTTGGTCTAAAGTTATTAGCGTAATCAGCGATGGTACTGCATCGAACTCTGGAACACTTACTAACGGAACAGGACCAATT